TCAGGGAACAGACCAGAGGGCACAGGATCGTTCAGCCACCGCCCCAGACAAGCAAGGAGATGCCCGCGCTCCGAAAGGATCAGGCAGACAAGTTAAGTGAAAAGCAGACTGGATAAGATAAGGATGGCCCTGCTAAAGCCAATCAACACGGCAGGCATCGGCATCCTTGGAACAGTCACGTTTATTTGGGGCTTGTGGTTGGCATCACCTTTCTGGACTGTATTCTCTGGTGACCCAAACTATTCCGCTATGGCTCAACTTGCGCCGGAATGGGCATGGGGACTATTCGGTATTGCTGTGGGTGCAGTCATCCTGGCTGGTGTTATCAAGAACTCCTACCGCGCATTGACGCGGGGAGCGACGGTGGCCTATTACTTCTGGCTAGCCATTACAGGAATGCATCTCGTATCCAATTGGAAGTCTGAGATGTGGATTTTCACATTGATGTCAGCCCTCTACGCCATCTTCATTGCTCTTAACCTAAGGGTCAACGAGAAGATTATTGAGTTTTCTGTCAGCAAGAAAGAAAGGAATTGACTAAAAGTTTGCTTTATAAAAGAGCAAATGATAGCATTCAGTTATGAAGATCGAAAAGGCAACATGGACCACAGACAGAACAAGCGTTCGTCTGAATATGCCCCTGTCTAAGGTAGATACTGAGAAGCGTTTGGTAAGTGGTTTCGCCACTTTGGATAACACTGATACTCAGGGCGATGTCGTAGAGGCAGCCGCATCCACCAAGGCATTTGCGCGTTTTCGCGGGAACATCAGGGAGATGCACCAGCCTAAGGCTGTAGGTCGCCTAGTAGAATTCAAGGAAGACACATTCTTTGACCCTAAGACTGAGAAGTTCTATTCGGGAATCTATGCAACTGCATATGTATCAAAGGGAGCCCAGGACACATGGGAAAAGGTTCTAGATGGAACCCTAACAGGATTTAGTATTGGTGGCAATATCCTAGACGCCGACAACGAGTTCGACAAGGCAGCCGGTCGCACGGTTCGCTTTGTTAAGGATTACGAACTTGTTGAATTGAGCCTAGTTGATAGCCCAGCGAACCAACTTGCGAATGTATTCAGCATTGAGAAGGCAGCAGACGGAACGATCACATCGGTCTCAGGTTTTGTGAGCGAAGTTAAGATCAATAACGTTTACTGGTGCCCAAACTGTGAAATTGCAAAGTCTTCCGTTGAAGATGGTGCTACCTGCCCGAACTGCGGCGGGGAAATGAATAACGTTGGCTGGTTCGAACTTGATGAAAGCGATGACCCCGCTATTAGAGCGCAGAAGGTCGCGGAAGTAATCAAGGAAAGTTTTTCTAAGGCAACAGTCGTAGGAAATTCTGACACCATCGAAGGAGGTGCAAACGTGGCAGATACAAATGAAGAGGGCGTCGAGAAGGTAATTACTTCCGAAGACGTTACTCCACAAGAAGAAAATGAAGGCGGTTCCGACAAGGCCGTTGAAGAAACACCAGCAGCCGAGGAAACCGAAAAGGCTGCGGACGTTTCCGAAGTAGAGGTAGAAGAACCAGATTTTGAGAAGATGCTAGAAGGCGTTCGTGCAGAGGTTACCTCAGCACTTGGACAGAGCGAAGAAGCCCTTACAAAGGCTCTCGCTGGCGTAGAAAGCAAGATCGCAGAATTGACAGAAACCTTCACATCACAGATTTCTGAGTTGTCATCTAAGCATGGCGAACTCAGCGAAAAGTTTAGCGGTTTGAATAGTCAGTTGGCAGGCGTAGAGAAGCGCGTTGACAGCGTAGTTGACGAAACCGCAGTTAAGAAGTCTGGCGACCTTGGCGGGTCAAAGGAAGATTCCCTAGTTAAGTCTAAGGAATCAAAGTGGGGCGGAAAATTCTTCTCCGTTGACTCTCTCTGAGTCCCGCACCATTAGTTTTAATAATTAAAATAACTTTCACAGGAGGTGAAATTAAAACAAATGAGTAACAATGAATTGCTTGAAAAGGTTGTAGTTTCCACACAGATTGGAAACCCAGCCGGTAGTGGTTTGCTTAACCCTGAGCAGGCCGATCAGTTCATCGATTACATGTGGGAAGCCACTGTTCTTGGATCACAGGTCCGCACCATTCGCATGCGTGCAAATGAGGTTGACATTGACAAGATCGGTGTAGGTCAGCGTTTGCTCCGTGGAGCAACCGAAGCCGTTGACACTGGTGAGAACGCCGGTGTTGTCTTCTCCAAGGTAACGATCACTACAAAGAAGTTGCGTCTAGATTGGGAACTTTCTAGCGAATCTTTGGAGGACAGCATCGAAGGAGAGGCACTTGAAGACCACATCGCTCGTTTGATGGCTACTCAGGCCGGTAACGACCTAGAGGACTTGGCTATCAATGGTGACACTGGTTCCTCTGACCCGCTTCTAAAGGTATTTGACGGTTGGCGTAAGCAGGCTGTCAATGGTAACGCCGAAGGTGCAGCGCACGTTGTTGATGCTGGTGGAGCAGCGCTTGACCGCTCTATCTTCAACAAGGCTTTGAAGGCTATGCCTCGTAAGTACATGCAGCGTCGTAACCAGTTGAAGTTCTTCTCTGGAACTAACTTGATTCAGGACTACATCTACTCCCTTACCGCGAACCAGGGACTTTACAGTAATCTTCCTACGGAGATTGTAACTGGTGGTCCAGTTCGTACCGAGGGTCCTGCTGGATTCACCACAACCTATGCGTTTGGTGTTCCTACCCAGGAAGCCCCGCTATTCGATGAGACACAGAATGGTACATACTCTGGTGCTTCTGGCAACCACGGTGACATCTGGCTTACCTTCCCACAGAACCTAATCTGGGGTGTTAAGCGTGAGATTCAGATTTTCCGTGAGTTCAAGCCTAAGAAGGACACAATCGAGTACACCATGTTCTGCCGAGTCGGAACTGCTATCGAGAATGTTGACGCTTTTATCGTTGTAACCAACGTTAAGGTATCTTCCTGATAACTGAACTATGAGGTGGCCCCGGTCTTAACGGATCGGGGCCATTCTCTTTTTGAACGACTGATATGCTAGAATTAAGTAACACCTAACACAGGAGGAATAATAATGAGTTTTGAAGATTTGAAGAAGGATGAACTGCTAGAGGCTGCCGAGATTTTTGGCACCGATGTTCGACCAACGAGCACCAAGGCAGACATCATTGCTGCATTGCTAGAGGACGGTATCGACTACGACACCTACGAAAAGTTCAAGGCAAAGGATGAAGATGAGAGCGAAGACTCCGCAGAAGACGAAGAGAAGCCTGCCCAAAAGCCTGCTAAGGCTAAGAAGGAAGAGAAGGAAAATGTAGTTCTTCTACGTATGACCCGTCTAAATGGCACATTCGAAATCCGTGGTTACCGCTTCACCCGCGAGCACCCATATGCGCTTGTATCAGAGCGTGATGCTGACTACCTTATCGAGGAAATCGGCGGGTTCAGAATTGCCTCCCCACGCGAAGCAAAGGAGTTCTACAACTAAGGAATATGGCAGAAGAAGTAGTAGTAACTAAGACAGTAGAGGTTACTGAGACAAAGAAGATCGTGGAAGCCCACGATCAGTTGATGACGAACCACTACACAATCCACTTTCCACCACACCCTGCTAGAACAGACGATCCCCACTATAAGGATTTCAATGCTATTCATAGGGCATGGAAGAAGGACCCTGAGAAGTGGCAGTGCTTTGTTGGCAAGATGCGCGGGGACTATTCGGAGTGCGATTACACAAAGCCTCTAGAACTACACCACGCTCATATTGAGTTCTCCATGCAGAATGGTGTAGAGTTTGCTTGGCTTGAAAAGGCTTACCCAGGAATTGCTGATCCAACAACAGTTGGCGCATGGGTTGAGACTGCCGAGAATCTTATGGTTCTTTGTGTCAGGCATCATCGTGGAAGCGGCGGGATTCACCATGCGTCTGCTAGCGACTACGAAGCAGCCAAGTTCATCCGTAACCTTATTGCATAGTTTGCCTAATACGGCCTAACTGCTATAATGACAATATGGATTTCACAATTAAGAGAGGCGAGCCCTACGTCGAAGAGTTTAATTTCAAAGCGCCCGACGGTAGGGCTACCAATCTTAATGGCATGGAATTTGAAATCGTTCTAGAACGTGGCACATGGGTTCATATCATAAAGGCCGGGGCGGGGATGGTAGTGACTTCCTTTAGCGGAAAGATTAACGTCGGAATGTCTGCCGATTGGACCCAAGACCTACCCTACAGCATGTTCAAGTACACGCTAGCATTTACATTTCAAGGAGAAAGGAAGGAAGTAACCTCAGGCATGGTTACTGTTATTTGATGGATATTGTTTTTCCAGGCCAAACGCCATCGGGGGTCCTAGGGCAGGATTTGCTTCCTTCCAACTTTGACCTCGTTCTATATCGTGGTGACTATTTCAGTTTGAATGTCACCTTGACCGATGCTACCAGCGCTCCGATTAACCTGACTGGCTACACCGCCAAGTCTTGCATCAAGAGCGGCTATGCGGCATCATCAGAATTCGATGCTACTTGTACCATTGCTACTCCAACCAACGGAGTGGTCAATATTACTTTCCCTTCCGCCGTGACTGAAACGATCACAGCCGGATCATACATCTGGGATTTCCAGTTGACAGACCCAAGCGGAAACGTCCGTACCTACCTTACCGGAGACGTTACCGTATATGACGAGGTAACTAGGTAATGGCATCCGGAACGTCTACTAGCATAACCATTCAGATGGGGGCACCAAATGTGGTAACAATTACGCATCCCCCATCTGGATCAGCCGCGCTTACAGTTGCGGGTATGCAGGGACCTTCCGGCATGTCAGTTGTATCTCATGGCACAAATGCTTCCGCAGCCAGACCGGCAGGAGTTCCGGTGGTTTATTGGATTGGCACCGTAAAGCCTACCAATGCCCTT